TCTTCAAGGACGCCTCCAACCTGAAGGCCCTGCAGGACATGGGCTTCACGGACGAAGTCATCGCGGCCGTCAAGGTTGACCTCGACAAGGTCGCCGCCTGGGACCGCAACGGGGACCTGGTGGCCTTCGACATCACGAAGCTGAGCAACCCGCTGACCGCGGAGGCTATCGTGCAGGCCGTGCACCGGGGCGTGGGGCAGATCATCCAGGGCACCTTCATAGGCGAGCGAACGAAGTGGATGCACAACGACTACTTCAAGCTGATCGCCCAGCTTCGGGTGTTCGGCATCACCGCTGCCGAGAAGCAGTGGGCCCGCACCCGGATGCGCGAAGGCGGCGGGGTGCGGGGCTACGCCTACGCGGCCGGCATCCTGCTGGCGCAGGCGGCGATGGTACTTCCGATCCACCTGGCGCGGGTGCACCTGGCGGCCATCGGCCGTGAGGACCAGGACGAGTACCTGGAGAAGCACTTGTCGCCTGAAGCGCTGGCCCGCGCCACCATGAACTACGCCTCCGTGTCCGGCTTGCTAGGGGACTTCCTCGACATCGTCGGGGGCCTGAGCGGCGGGTGGGCGAAGCAGGCCGGGGTCGCCGGAGACCTCGTCGGCGGCCGACAAGGTCCGCAGTCCTCCAGCGTCACCGGAGCCATCCCGGCTCTGGGCCTGGTGGACAGCCTCGGGCGCGCCGCCACGGGGAACAGCACCCTGTACAACGCGCTGCGCAGCCTCCCGTTCTCGAACCTTCCGATGGTCATCCCCATCATCAACCTGACCAAGGAGTGAGCAGTGTAGGGGCCGGTTCTTCGGTCCCTATACTGGCTTACCCAACCTTCCCACAACTGATTCGGAGCCCCCTTTCCATGAAAGACCAAGCTGCTGACCTCGCCGTCAAGGCCAGCGTACCCGCCGGTGTGTCCGGCCTAACTGTGCTGGGGGTTTCCCTGCCTGACTGGGTACTGCTTCTGACCACACTCTACACGGTGCTGGCCTTGTGGGCGCTCATCAGGGACAAGTACATCGCTCGTTGGAAGGAGCGCAGGGATGCAAAAGACCGCAACCACTGACGACCTCTCTACAGTCCACAAGCTGCTGACTGACTGGTGCATTCGCCTTCTCAACGGTCAACTGACTCGGCCCGTGACGGATTCCGAGGGCAACGTGACCGAGGTTGTCGTGCACCCCACCGCGTCGGACCTGGCTGTGATCCGTGCCTTCCTCAAGGACAACAACATCACGGCCTCGCCTGGCAGCGGCAACCCGCTGGCCGAGCTGGAGCGCGCGCTCTCCGCGCAGTCTCGCGCCGCCCTGCAGTTCGACCCTGAAGTGGGTCTCCAGTAATGGAGACCCCGGTCGCTGCAGCGGTGCGCGAGCTGAAGCGGCGCACGCTGGCAAAGCACTACCCCAAGTTCATCCCGTTCCTCGTGGACGGGATGCGTTTCCTCGGGTTCAATACCAGCGACCTCCAGAAGGACATCGCGGACTTCCTGGAGAACGGGCCGGACAGCCTGCTGATCCAGGCGCAACGTGGACAGGCCAAGACCACCATCGTGGCCCTGTTCTCGGTGTGGACCCTGATTCACCACCCGAACGCCCGTATCATCATCACGTCCGCCGGCGCGACCCAGGCCACCGAAATCAGCACGCTCATCGTGCGCATCATCATGCGGTGGGACATCCTGGAGTGCCTGCGACCGGACCCGATGGCGGGCGACAAGACCTCGGTCGAGCACTTCGACGTTCACCACTCCCTGAAGGGCGTGGACCGTTCGCCCTCCGTGGCCTGCTTCGGCATCGGGGCCAACATGCAGGGCAAGCGAGCGGACCTGCTGATCGCCGACGACGTGGAGTCCTCCAAGAACTCCCGCACGGCGGTGCAGCGGGCGCAGCTCGTGCACCAGACCCTGGACTTCGCCTCGATCCTCATGGGCCGGGAGAACCTGCGCCCGAGGGTCATCTGGCTTGGCACCCCGCAGAGCACAGACAGCATCTACAACGGCCTGCCCGGCAAGGGCGTGACCGTGCGTGTCTGGCCTGGGCGGTACCCAACTCCGGAGCAGCTGCCGAACTACGGGCCGTTTCTGGCCCCGTACATCCGGGAGCGTCTGGAGAAAGACCCCAGCCTGCAAACTGGCGGCGGGCCCCTGGGCGACCTGGGGCAGCCAACCGACCCGTCGTACCTCGGCGAGCACGTTCTCCAGCGCAAGGCCCTCGAACAGGGCATGGCGTACTTCGAGCTGCAGCACATGCTCAGCACGAAGCTCTCGGACGCAGCCAAGTACCCGCTGAAGACCAACCGCCTCCTGGTCATGCGCCTCAACAAGACGCGCATGGTGCCCCTCTCGGTGATCCCGAGCGTGGACGTGACCGGCCTGCGGCAGTATCAGCACGGGGACCACACGTTCTTCGTGAACACCCCGATCCCGTCTGACGTTGCACTTGGCCGAATCGAATCCTTGCACATGTACGTGGACCCGGCGCCCGGCGGCGCCAACGGCGACGAGACCGGGTACTGCGTCAGTGGCGTGATGAACGGCAACCTCTACCTGTTCGATGTCGGCGGCATCCCCGGAGGCTACGAGCTGGACAAGATGGAGCGCCTGGCGCAGATCGCCGCGGAGTGGGAGGTCAACGGCGTTACGGTCGAGAAGAACATGGGCTACGGTGCGTTCACCGTCGTGTGGCTGCCCGTGCTCCGGCGCATCGCGCCAAAGGCCACCGTGCTGCCGGACGACCTGGTGACCGGCCAGAAGGAGACGCGCATCGCGTCCGTGCTGGAGCCGATCCTCGGTCGTGGTAGTCTCATAATCAACGAAGACGTGATCGAGAGCGATTGGGCCACCGCTCAACGGTACGCCAGCCATCACGCCGTGACGTACACGTTCTTCCACCAACTCGCCAAGCTGACCCGGGACCGGAACTCCCTGATGCACGACGACCGTCTGGACGCCGTGAGCGGGGCTGCGCGGTTCTGGCAGAAGCATCTGGCCGCCGACCAGGAGCGCGCGAACGCAGAAGCGGAGCGTGCAGCCTACCGGCGCCTGACTGAGGACCCGCTTGGGTACAAGAAGCACCGGCCGCCGACGATGCGGATGTCGATTCTTCAACGGAGGCTCGGACGACGATGACAGCAAAACCAGTCACCCCGGCCCGACTACGGGCCCGAGTGCGGAAGTACGCGCACCTGTTGGACCTGCCCCCGTTGGTGATCTACCCGAGCGTGCTGCACCGTGCCTACGGCATGAGCTTCGTGAGCAGCGCCGGCGTTGTGGTGATCCTCATCGAGGACCGTACCCTGCTCGAAGACGAGTTCCTGGACCGTGTGGTCCTGCACGAACTGGCGCACGCAGAGTGCGCAAAGCGCTTCGGCTCCCTGCGACACGACGCGCGCTGGCGCGCTGTCTGCCGGCGGCTCTCGGCCGCCACCAACCTGAAGGTTACCTGATGCGAATGGAAGACATGCCCACCCCGGGCTTCATCATCAACGGCTTCGCTCTCGTGCGCGAGGCCAAGAAGGCCATCGACTACGCCAGCACTCAAGCTGACCTGACGCCTGATTCCACCTGTGGCAGTGACCTTCGGGCGTTCTTCTTGAAGTGCGCCAAGGCGTGCCCGAAACCCATCAAGGAGAAGAAATGAGCACTCCCGACACCCTGCCCGCCGTTGCGGACCTCGCGCTGAGCAACCAGCTGCGCAAGATCGTGGCCCTCGCCATCGCCGAAGCGCAGCTGGAGAAGGACGTGTCCGGTACGCACACGAAGGCCACCAGCCTGGCTGCGTTCCTGACCGCCGCGTCCGCGGTCGTAGACGACATCATCTCGTGATGAAAGCCCGCATCGCCGTCGCAGCGCTCGCCGTGAGCGCCGGCGGTGTCGGCCTGATCGCTACCCACGAGGGCAACGTCCTTCGTGGGTATCTCGATCCCGTGGGCATCGTGACAGCCTGCCGCGGCCACACCGCCAGTGCCCAGCTTGGGCGCATCTACACCGAGAAAGAATGCGACGCCCTGTTCCGGGCGGACATCATCGTGGCAGAGCGCGCCGTCAAGCGGGCTGTCACGATTCCCTTGGCCCAGCCAACCTACGACGCCATCGTGAGCTTCACGTTCAACGTCGGGGAGGGTAACCTACGTCGCAGCACTCTGCTGCGGAAGCTGAACGCCGGCGACATCGTCGGCGCCTGCAACGAACTGCCGCGCTGGAACAAGGCCGGCGGGCGCGTCCTGCCAGGCCTGGTCAAGCGTCGGGCGGAAGAACGTGCGCTTTGCCTGGAGGGTGCATGAAGAAGTACATCATCGACCCTGCGCTCCCCGCGCCGGGAGACGTCAAGCCACTGCAGCCGGCAGCCGGCATCAGCACGACCGTGCAGGCCCCGCCCGCCCAGCTGTCGGGGCAGGAGATATCCAACAACGTCGGAAGTGTGCTCGACGGCACGCACGATGGAGTGTCCACGGCCTACGACCCGAACGCCCGCAAGGTGAACATCACCAACACGGACAAGGGTTCCGTGGCCGTGGCGAGCCACGAGGCCGCCTCCGATCCTCATCCGCAGTACGAAACGGCAGCTGAGGTCAACTCGAAGATCGCTGCGCACAGCGCAGCTACTGATCCCCACGGTGACAGGGCCTACGCAGATAGCCAGGATGCCGCCCACGTAGCCGCTGCGGACCCGCATCCCCAGTACGAGACAGCAGCTGAAGTCGCGGCGCAGATTGCCACTCACGCTGCCGCCACCGACCCTCACGGAGACCGTGCCTACGCAGATAGCCAAGACGCTGCTCACGTAGCCGCTTCGGACCCTCACCCGCAGTACGAAACGGCTGCCGAGGTCAACTCGAAAATCGCTACTCACAGTGCTGCTACGGACCCCCACGGGGATCGCGCGTACACGGACAGCCAGCTTTCCGCACACGCTTCGGCTAGCGACCCGCACACAAACCTGAACGCCTCAAATCTGACGTCCGGCACTGTACCGGCTGCACGTCTGTCCGGGTCGTACAACATCGACATCACCGGGTCCGCCCCGTGGGGAGGTATCACCGGAAAGCCGACGACCTTATCCGGGTACGGCATCACTGACGCACAACCGCTCGCCAGCAACCTCACTGCGGTAGCAAACCTCGCGTCCAACGGCCTGATTGCCAGAACCGGCAGCGGCACTGTTGCGGCGCGGTCCATAGCCGTGTCCGGAACTGGTCTTTCGGTGTCAAACGCTGACGGTGTGTCTGGCAACCCAACAGTCACGTCAAACGCGACGAACGCAAACACCGCTTCCACTATCGTCGCCCGTGACGCATCTGGTAACTTCTCAGCCGGAACGATTACCGCCTCGCTAACTGGCGCCGCATCGCTCAACGTGCTGAAGGCCGGCGACACGATGACCGGTGCTTTGACAATCGGGCAAACCAATCAACAACTTGTGATAAGGCGCGACAATGACCAGTATTTGGTCATTGAAAACAACCACACCACTACTCAGCCAGTTTTCACGTCGTATTCTCCGCCAAGTAATGCAAAGCGGGT